TTGGCATGGCGGCCAGATTCATTCGAACAGGTCCCCCTGGTTGTCGTCCTCCGGATCCGCGTTGAGGATGTTGAGCACCTGCCGATCGGTCATCCCGTAGCGGAGAGCCAGCTCCGCGAGTTTTGCACCCTCGCGGCGTTCACGGCGGATGGCTCGGTTGCGCACTTCCCGCCGGATGGCAGCGCCACGGGGGACCTTGATCCGCTCCCGGGCCATGTATTCGCACAGGGATTGGGCAGCCTCCGGGCCGACTGCCTCCAACAGAGCATGACTGTGATGGAGCTTTTCGGGCACCCAGAACTCGGTGCCACCAAAGGCCTCCATCAGGTTCAGGACTGCAGGCAGGCCAATGATATCGACCAGATCGGCCATGGATTCAGGCAGCAGTTCGGCTTCTACGCTCATGGCTTGTTCACCTTGTACTGGTTCGGATCAACGCCCAGCTTGCGCATGTTGGCTTCCCACTTGCGCTGGGCCTCCTCGGGGCTTTCCTCCATGCCCTGCTTTTTCTCCGTTACCGTCGGCCGGCCGCCATCTGCCTCGGCGGCTGGCCTGCGGGCGTCAGGTGCCACGCTGGCCAGCACCTGCTTCAGGTAGTTGTGGTTCTTGAGCGGGTGGTTTTCGCCTCTCTGGCGTTTCTCATGCAGGCTGCGGACTGTGTCCTGCAGTGCCGCCACCAGGCTGTCGCGGTCGGCAATGGCCAGCGTCTCCTGGGCCAACTTCAGGGCTCGGGCATTGCTGAGGTCTGACTTTGCAGGACGGAACAGCGCCAGGTATTGCACCAGCGGCCTAGCCAGGGGCCGACCGAGGCCGGACAGCAGGCCCAGCAGCTCACTGCCGGCATCGTCCTGAATCAGTGCGTCCAGGTGCAGGTGGCTATGGCATACGGGGCAGCGGCCTAGTTTCATGATCCGCCCCCGATTGATTCTATTTCGCTGACCATCTGTCTAAGGATGTAATGGTTGCAGAGGATCCCAAGCCATTTACGATTCCTTCGCCAATTTTTTGAGAGCTCCGGGAATTGTTTTTCCATGTCTGCAATCGTTAGATTCTGCTCTTCCAGGAGCCGTTCTAACGCGGTCAGCAGTCGGCGCTTCTCCAGCTCGACATCGAGGGCGGCAATCACGCCGGTGAACTCCTCAACGCTCTGCAGCCAGGCTACTCGCTCACGGCCGTACTGGCGCTTGGCAATGGCGTCGGCGTAGCTCCATGGGGCTTTCAGCTCGGCCAGCAGGGCCTCGATCTTCTGCAGCATGGGCTGGGCGTCCAGGTTGTGCGGCTTGCCTGGGTACTGCCCCACGCGCTTCCTGGGCTTGGCCTTAAAGCCGCGCTCCTTCATGTGCTGCACAATCTTGTGCAGCTCGGCCACGTTGCAGTCAGAGCAGGAGCGCTTGCCGCCGGTAACGGTGGCGATCATCTGGCGGTAGGTGTCTTCGTCCAGCGCCAGCTCTTTGCGGGCGATGTGGATCTGGGCTAGTACGCCTTTGCGGTTGTCACGCTTCATGGCTTGACCCCGCTTTCTAGCGCCGCCTGCCTGGAGCCGTTGACGCCCTGGTGGAACTTCACTTTTTTACCGTCGCGGTATCCCGCAGCGAGTGCGCCTTCATCGTGGTGACGCATTCCCTTGGTGTTGTCTCTCGGCTTCATAGTGGTCAAACCGCTTTTAAAACGGCTCTGTTTGTAGATTTCCAGAGCCGCATCATCGGCTTCACTGCGGCTATGAGGAGTGACCTGTCTCGATGCGGCATTGATCCACGCCTCGGCATACAGATCGCCACGGCGAACCTTTGTAGTGCGCTTCAGCCGCTTGTTAAGTGTTGCCAGATAATCTGCGCGGTGCTTTTTGAGTTGGCGGGCGAGTACTTCAAAGGCATAACCAGAAATCTCCCCGGCCCCGTTGACACCATAGAATTCAAACCGACCAACCCAACGATAACTCAGGAAGTCCGGGCCGGCCTTGTAAATGGTCTCAGCACCGAAAGCACTGGCGACCATATTGGCGAGCATCGCGAGATAGGCGGGAGGCGTTTTCCCGGCACCGGTGGCTGCGGTGTAGCTGTCTACATCACTAATCTGCACCTCGTCGGAGGTGACGCCATGAATCTCCATCAGCTTCTGTGCCTGACGCATAGCTGCCGCCGCTTCGTTGGGGTTGCTGGACTGAGCCAGGCGAAGGCACTTTTTGATCTTCTGTAGAATCTTGTCGTTCATGCTCTCACTCCCGCCCTTCGGGCCGCTCTGGATGGCAGTTGCACATAGCAGGCCTTGCACGGCTGCTGCGTTTTGCCCTTTTTGGTGTAGAAGAACTCGGCATCATCGGGCCAGAATTCGCCGCACTTGTTGCAGCGTCGCTCGGTGCCAAGCTCGGTGGTTTTCGTTTTGGGGGCCATAATTCCCTCCGGTTGGCTGCTCATCAGTACCGGGCCACCACGCCCGGCAGACGCCCCGGCTGGGGCGTTTCGCTTAGTGGGCTTCGGTCTTTCTGGCTCGGCTCTCAACCGTCTCAGACTGAACATCGAAGAGTTCCCGGACCGCTTTTCTAATTGCGTCGCACCCTACAAGGGCCAGCGTCTGAATGATGGTCGGGCTTGACATGTCCACTTTGTCCTCACCAACAAAGGTCAACGAGATCTGCACTCCATCCGGGCTGGGCAGAATGCTGATCGTTGCTGCTTGACCGCAGTCCTCAATCCATTGCTTTGCGTTGTGCTCAGCCATGATTGACATACTCCTTTAGTGCCTTAGCCGGCTTGAGCTTCACCACGCGAGAAGCTGGCACAGTCATCTCTTCACCGGTCTGAGGGTTGCGGCCTGTGCGGGCGGCGCGCTCTGAAACCACCAGCTTGCCGATTTCTGGCAGGACTACCTCATTACCCTGGCGCAGCTCTGAGGCAACCACATCGCCGAGGGCGGCCAGAACAGCGGTCATGTCGGCCTTGCTGATCTGGCAGCTTTCGCGCAATTCGTGGTGGCGCTTGATCAGGGCTTCTGTCAGTTGTGCTTTATTCACGTTGTATTCCTCTTAGGTTTGCGGGGGTTGCTTGGTTAAAGGGCCGCTACGTCTAGCGGGATTTGGCGGTGCGGGCCGTCTTCGCCCTGCCGCTCGTAGAAGCGCAGATAGCTCTTGCTGCCGGTAATCTGGATGGAATCCATGATGGCCTGCATGGCCTGCTGCCACTTCTCGTCTTTGATGTTCAGGCTGCGCAGACCCAAAACTCGGGCGGTGCTGATCTTGCCTTCCTTGTCGGTCTGGAAGGCGTGTTCAACCAGGGCCTGCACTTCGGAGCGGCTGCCAGCGGTCCACTCGTGGATGCACTGGTCAATCAGCTCCTTGGCCACCTGCAGGCGCTCATCGAACGCCAGGTGATCGGCTACGGCACGCTTTACCTGGTACTGGCCGTCAAAGCTGGCCAGGGTCACGTTGCCCTTCTTGCCGCCATAGGTGGTGTCGTATTCCCGGGCGCTCAGCTCCAGGAAGGCCTCGACCTCGCTGGAGATCTCCGCCTTTACCCGGCGCATCTCTTCCTGCAGGGCTTTCACCTTGGCAATCACTTCCATGACCAGGTCATCCCGGAGGCGGTCGATGTCCTTGATCTGGTCCACCGGTACTAGGTGGCCTTTTGCGTTTCTGCGGAACTGGTCCGCCTGGGCTACTTCGCTCATAACTCAGAACCTCACGTGGTTTGGGGTTGCGGACGGGTGGTGCGCTTGAAACAGCTCAGCCTGCCGCGTCTTTTGGGGTGCCTCAGGTGGCGCAGGGGCTCGAACGGCCGCACGTTGTTGCGCGGCAGGTTGTCCAGCTCTTGCTCAGCTTCGGCGGCCTGCTGTTGCAGCACTTCGTCCCGGATCATGCGTACGCGCACGCTGGTCTGGGCTGGCGTCAGCGGGAACGGGGCATTCAGCAGATGCTCGTATCGAGCAGGGTCCGCCAGGTAGGCGTCCAGCTTCAGGCCGTGTTTGTAGAGCATGTTGGCCGAGTAGATGTCGGCGTAGTGCTCCAGGTAAGCGGTTGGGTACACAGTCATCTATGCCTCCTCGGCCGTGCGGCCTGGGTTGTTCGGGCAGTTCTGGCACACGCGCCAGACACGCATTGCCATGGGGTTGTGCGTTGGCGCCGGGCGGTCGCGATATTCCCGGCACTGCTCGGTGCTGATGTTGATTCCCTGGGCCGGGCAGTGGATGCCGTCGAGAGCGGCGAGGATCCGCTTTTCCATCCGGGCGGTGCTCGGGCTGGAATACCGGTTTGCCAGCAGCAGAGAGACGGCGGTCCGGCTGATGCCAATCCGATCGCCCGCAGCGGTGCGGCTGGAGGACTCGACCTCCTTGGCCAGCAGCTGGATCCAGTGCGGCGGCTGTTCGCCCCAGTTAGAGATATCGACTTTCCGGGCCATTACTCGCCTCCCTCTGTTGCTACGTGGCGGCGGTAAACCACCTCTCCGGTGTTGGGGTCATACAGCTGCTTGAGGCGCTGAATCATCGGGGCCCGCGGGCCGGTCCAGCGGCTCGGTACCAGGCGGTACCGGGTCGGGACGCCGGGGCTGCCTTGCCGGGTGATGGTCAGGTAGCCGGCGCCGGCGAGCATCAGGCAGTAGTCCTTGGCGGTGGGCTCTGCCACTTCGTGGGCCGGTGTGGAGGCCGCCTGGGCCAGTTCCCGGCTGGTGAAGTCGCCGATAATCTTCACGGTGCGCCACATTTGCTCCCGGCCACGGCCCTGGGTGACTTCGGTGCCGTCTTTACGGACTCTCGGGGCGTCCACCCCGCAGTCCCTGGCCAGCTCGTACTCGGTGGTCTTGCCGGCTTCCTGGCGGGTTACGCGCAGGTAACCGGCGGCCTCAAGGCCGGTCATGTAGTCGCGGACACGGCCCCGAGGACCCCATTCCGCGCCAAGCTCCCAGACCTTGCGGACCGTGATCGGCTGGCCGGCCTTATGCAGCTTGCGCATGGCTTCCCACATGCTTTGTCGATCGCCTTTCGGGCCCTGGGCCTCCAGGTGCACGGGCTTTCGTGTTACGTTCGCCATCCTCAAGCCCTCCGCGCCGGTGGCTGGCCGGTGTGGATGGTGCGTTCGCCCCATGTGTTTAGATCGACACGCTCCCAGTTGTTGTTCAGGGCTTCGCTGTGGATGCGGTAGAGATTGACGGCGATCCGACGGAGGCAGCCCTTCACACGGGTGCGCACTTCCTCCAGTAGATCTTCATCCATCTCCACATCCGGGTAGCTGGAGCGGGCCAGCTCGATTACGTCTTCCAGGCTTGCCGCCTGGGCCGGCACCCACTCCAGAACGCGGTTATGGAGGCGCTCAAGGCGGGCCATGGAAGCGGGCACGCGCTCTTCACCGATCAGGATCAGGGTGCCCTGGCTGGCGTTGTAGATGTCGGTCAACACGTTGGCTGCCGCCTTGTCGATGACGTACTGCACGTCATCAATGATGATTGGGCGGCCGGACCGGCTGAGTTGCTCCGCCACCTGGTCCACCATTTCGCTGAGGGTCTTCATGGGG